CCAAATTCTTAAGTCTGTCCTCATTAACATTGGAAATAAGCTTAAGAAATCCTTTTATGTATTTCGGTATACCATGAATTTCCCAATCGGTGTAGTGAAAAAGACTGATACTGCGACGTTCCTTCATCACCATTGCATTTTCGACCTCTAAAGAATATTTTGTATAATTCTTCTTTTGCTTTATGTCTGTTGTCATTACGGTGTACTTTCCAATTTTCCGGACCCCCTTGGTCGTGGACCAATAAGAATACATATTACTCTCTTTGTCTTCGCATATGTCGGTCAACACGACTATTATTGGACATCGATTTTGCCAGATCATATTTAAAAAATCAATAATCGTATTAGGCATGGGTGCCTGTGTAGCGATGAATTTATTTTTCCAACCCGGGCCATTTACGTAGTTTGCGTGAATATAATCTGAATCTGTGCAACCAGCAGGTCCGGACATCGGTAAAATGACTCGTGTGTGATCCCAGCACGGTATGTTCTCATATCTATTCTTCTTTTTGTTTGCCATGTTGTCGAACGCTTCGGTGGAGAAGACACAAGTTTCACCGGCCTCGACGGTAGGTGGCACTTTCACCACTAGCTCTTCGTATTCTATTTCGAGAGTTGCATAATCTCGGTTTAGTGTTTCGTTTATCGTAGGAATGTACGGTACATCATCAATAGGTTTTCTAAAACAACACAAGCTGTTAGATTTGTTGCTGCGTAGTAAACGTATTCGGTGCCACGCACTAGGCATGGCGAAAAATTCGACTGTGTCGAAGTTAGTCGAAAAGACTACTGACTAGGCACGCGCAAAGGTGTGGCCTTATATAGGTCTGACCTTGAGTTCATATTGGACGCTACTGCGCATGACAGTATTCGCATTAAAACGCTAGTCACGTGAAAACGACATCACGCAAGCCGGAAAAGTCAGCCATTTCAGCGTTCCATAATTAACAAACTAATTGATGACGCACGAAAGTCCACGCCCAGTTATCAAATAATGTAGCACAACAGTGACGTGAATGTGTCAATGGAGTGAATAAGTCTAATAACTTCCTTCAATTCCAATTCGATCATCGGAAAACTCAAATTAGATATCTTGTCTTCATTAGGGCAGGCGATCTTCTCTGATCGGTAGATCAGTAGATCAGAACAGATGATTCAACTATTGAGTTTCTCAAAGCCGTTGAAAATTGGCTCAATAGTACCGCGGGTCTGGACTGTTTATGAACATTGACTTATTAAAAGGAAATATTGTGTCTGATGAAAAAAATTCTCACCACACATGTGGAGCACATTGAGGGTTGTAGAAACGCAGCCCTTAGAATCAGACCTTCTAGCTGAAGTTTATTAGAATTCGTCTCGATGAGACGGGTCCAACGAGCCCTCGCCCATCTCGGGATTCCTACGGGAAGTTCCCGAATCCCAGGTGTGGCGAGTATGGCAGCCAAATCCTATCCTACCTCAGCTTATATTTATACTATATTTCCATACACCTTTTAATAGCTATATCTATAGCAATACATTCCTACCTATATAGCTAGCCTTATATGCTATTTATACCTCTTTAAGAAATATAAAATTATAAAAAGAGTTATATATAAAATACCACAGCCACGAAAATAATATAAAGCTATAGCAATTCTAGAATAAGCTTGGCCAGCCATAACCGCCACATTCATCGTTCAGTCACTTCCCATAAAAGTTATAAGTTCGGCAATGTCTCGTTGAATTTAATTCAACATCTTTGTCACATTGGGAATAGAGAATAAATTACAAACAGAAGTGTTTTCGCTCAACATTTTATTGTTTGTGTATTGACTAATAATAAATATTTTTTTTCTTTACAGCTTCTTTAAGTGTTTCGAATATAAATGCATATTGATTTGCGGAAAAAACACTCGAGTGCCGCTGAGCTCGTACACTTCTGACTGTATCCAGAACGTTTATTTCTCCAAATATTGAAAAGTCATCTAAACATATGTCAATCACGCAATAAGTGCCTGTGCGGCTGACTCCGGCATTGCAATGCACCACAATTGGGCTAGAAATATCGGATGGTTCTT